ATGGACGGAGAAGGAGGATTCAACTTGGGAAGATCCTCAGAGATATTAAGAGATGAGTTAAAATTCACTAAATTCGTTGCACGTTTGCGTAAAAGATTTGCAAATATGTTCAATGATATGCTCAAAACCCAGTTAATTCTGAAGAATGTAATCACTCCAGAAGACTGGGAAACGATGAGTGAACATATACAATATGACTTCTTATATGATAATCATTTCTCAGAATTGAAGGAATCTGAGTTGTTAAATGAAAGATTAAATAGTGTTCAGGTAGCAGAACCTTACATTGGAAAGTATTTTTCACAAGATTATGTAAGACGTAAGATCCTTCGTCAGACTGATGAGGAGATTATTGAACAGGATAAGTTGATTGATAAAGAAATTAAGGATGGTATAATTGCAGATCCTGCAACCATTGATCCTGAGACAGGAATGCCATTTGATGCTGCTGGTGGTGGAGAAGATTTAGGAGCTCCAATCATGGAACCTAATCTCGATGGTGCTAAAGATGGTGGTAGAACAGAGTTGCCCAAGGGTGGTGAAATATAAATAGAAAAAATTAGATATTAAAATGAAGCCGACTCCTAAAGAAACTAAAGAAGCGTATAGGAATTATGAAAAGGTAGTTAACCACCTGATCGAAGAAGGATATGCAGAAGATAGATCTTCGGCTGATAATATCATTAGCGGTATGAGTGAAGAGTGGTATTCATTAATACTATCTTAACTCAATACGTATAAATACTTTATAATATAATACTTTACCATGCCTGACATTACCCAAACTGAATTAATGGATATGATTGCTGCCGACGAGTCTCCATCTAACATTAGTAGTAAGATAAAAGACTTGCTCTATGCAAAAACTGCAGAAAAAGTTGATGCAGCTAGACCTGATGTAGCAAACACTATGTTTCAAGAACCCGAAACCGAATCTGAGGTAGATGATACTCCAGATGAGGAAGAAGAAGTTGAAGCATAAATAAGTAGTAAAATGGACTTTTAAAAGATAATGGCACATAGACCCGTTGGAGCAGGAGCTTCCATTGCAATTACAAAAGGATCTGCAGCAGTATCTGGCAAATTTGTAGTCAAATCAAATGCTGTAAGATTAGTTGCACTCAACGCTGATACTGCGGTAGCAATAAGTACAGGACCAGCAACTGGTGCTGCAACTGATTACATTGTTACTACTGGACAACCTGAAGTCATAGCACTAAATGTTGTTACTAATACTATTGAAAATCTTGCATCTTCTGGAACTACGACTATTATTACCTTGCCTCAAGGTCAACAGAGTCCATTTGTTGTTGGAGATTTTGTTACCTTAAGTGGTGCTAACGATTCTAATTGGGATACAGTACTTACCCATAAAGAGATTACGGGAATTAATGAAGCATATGTTCCTAACGGACATTACAATGCTAAATTACATTTACGTGATGCAAATACTAGTGGAGTTTCTACTGCCTATACTCAAAATAGTCAAGCAACTCTTTCAAAATCCATTGCACTAAGTACATATGGAATAAACGGTACTGGTTCATTACATTATCAACAAGTTCAAATTTCAGGGGGTGCATAATGAAACTGATTAGAGAAGAAATTGAAGCAGTAGAAGTTATCACCGAAAGTAGAGGTGGTAAGAAGACTCTTTATATTAAAGGGCCTTTCCTTCAAACAGAAACAGTGAATCGTAATCAGAGAGTGTATCGTCTCCCTGTTATGCAAAAAGAGGTTAAGAGATATACCGAATCGTATATCAGAAAGGGTCGTGCTTTGGGTGAGTTAGGCCATCCCGAAGGACCAACCGTTAATCTCGACAGAGTTTCCCATAAAATTGTTTCCCTTGAACAAAAGGGTAATAACTTTATTGGTAAAGCACAAATTTTATCTACACCTATGGGTAAAATTGCAGAGTCACTTTTGAAAGAAGGTGTTACTCTTGGCGTATCTTCTCGTGGAATTGGTTCAATTGCACAGAATAAAGAAGGATTCATGGAAGTTGGTGAAGATTTTCAGTTAGCAACTGCTGCTGATATCGTTGCTGATCCATCTGCACCTGATGCTTTTGTTCAAGGCATCATGGAAGGTAAGGAATGGGTATGGGAAGGAGGAGTTTTGCGTGAGAAGTTCGCAGAAACAACAAAGAGGTCAATTAATACTTTAGTAGACCAAAACCTTCTAGATGAACACAAGTTAGGATTATTCAATGATTTCATTAAATCATTGTAAATTCTTAAACTTCTAAATAAATATAGATTTTAACTACAGATAAATCGGAGCTGTTCAAATGTCTCGTGGAGATTTACAAGAAATGGAAGTAGGCACTAAGCAATCCAAGACTGCCGTTAACGCTAACGCAAAGGCAGCAGACGCAATGCCAAAACTCACAACTGGTGGCACTACCGCTAGTGTTGAGGATCTTGGAGGGCCAACACCAGATAACTACAAACCAGATGATGATTCAGCAAAGCTGAAGCAACCTGGTGCTACACTTAAGCAAGTGAAAGATGTTGTCAACAAAGGTGCAAAAGCCGCAGACCCTATGAAGGGTGTAAAAGAGGAGGAAGAAGTTTCCGACGAATCTGTAATTGAAGAAGAAGAAGTAACTACTGATGAAGTAGTTGCTGAAGAAGAGACTTCTGAAGTAGTTGAAGAAACTGCTGATGAGGAAGTCGTAGAAGAGACCGAAACCGTAGCAGAGTTTGACATCGAAGAAGATGTTAATGCTCTTCTTGAAGGTGAAGAACTCTCAGAAGAATTCCAAGAGAAAGCAAAAACAATCTTTGAAGCAGCAATTAACTCAAGAGTTGCAGCAATCAAAGAATCTCTTGAAAAAGATGCCGAAGCAGTATTAGCTGAGGAAATCGAAACAGTCAAGACAGAACTTAACGAACGTGTTGACTCCTATCTAGAATATGTTGCTGACGAGTGGTTCACTGAGAATCAACTTGCGGTAGAGCAAGGTCTCAAAACCGAAATGTCAGAATCATTCCTAACTGGAATGAAGAGTCTTTTTGAAGAACATTATGTAACTATCCCTGAAGAAAAATATGATGTACTTGAGAGTATGGTAGAAAAACTAGATGACATGGAATCAAAACTCAACGAGCAGATTGAGAAAAATGTTTCCTTAAACAGCAGACTCGCAGAGTCAGTTGCAGATGGAATCCTCGAATCAGTTTCTGATGGCCTTGCTGCCACACAGAAAGAGAAGCTCGCCTCACTTTCCGAAAGTGTAGAGTTTGAAAGTGAAGAATCTTATCGTGAAAAGTTGGAAACACTTAAGGAATCTTATTTCCCTAATTCATCTCCAGCAACTAAAGCTGAGAACCTCTCAGAAGGTGTTGATAACTCACCAGCAACCGTTAGCGGTTCTATGAGTGCATACCTTAAAACATTGTCTCAGTTTAAGTAACTGATTTTAAAATTAATCAAACGTAAACTTTATTTTTAAGCAAATGTTCCAATCAGAACAATTGCAGGAAAAGTGGGCTCCACTTCTTAACTATGAGGGTCTTGATGAAATCAAAGACAACCATCGTAAAGCGGTTACAGCCGTCCTGCTAGAAAACCAAGAGAAATTTTTAAGAGAGCAATCAGACTTTGCTCAAACAGGATCATTCCTTGCAGAACAACCAAACAGTAATACCAATTCTGGTTCTACTGCTGGATTTGGTGGTAGTGCTCAAGGGTTTGATTCAGGCCCAACTGCAGGATTTGATCCTGTATTGATCAGCTTGATCCGTCGTGCAATGCCTAATTTGGTTGCATACGATCTTGCTGGTGTTCAACCAATGAGTGGTCCTACTGGACTTATCTTTGCAATGCGTTCACGCTATGTTGGTCCAGGACCAAATGGCATGAGTGGAAACGAAGCATTCTATAACGAAGCAGATTCAGCGTATTCTGGACAGGACTTCGGCTTCGACCTAACCAACGGCATGACAGACACTGCTGCTGGTATGGGTTCTACTGGTACAAGTGCTACCAACCCTGCTGTATTGAACCCAACTGGTTCTGCTGCATCTACTGGCTACAACGTTGGTCAGGGTATGCGTACAGACGACGCAGAAAAACTTGATGGTACGACTACAAATGCCTTCAACCAGATGGCATTCTCAATCGAGAAAGTCACCGTTACTGCGAAGTCAAGAGCACTAAAGGCAGAGTACAGTTTAGAATTGGCTCAAGACCTTAAGGCAATCCACGGATTGAACGCTGAAGCAGAACTTGCTAACATCCTTAGTACTGAGATACTTGCTGAGATTAACAGAGAAGTTATCAGAACTATCTACAAGGTTGCAGAGCAAGGTGCTGTACAAAACGTAGCAAACGCTGGTACATTTGACCTAGACGTTGACTCCAACGGTAGATGGTCAGTTGAGAAGTTCAAAGGACTTCTATTCCAGATCGAGAGAGATGCGAACGCTATCGCACAAAGAACTCGTCGTGGAAAGGGTAACATCATCATGTGTTCTGCAGACGTTGCTTCTGCTCTAACCATGGCTGGTGTACTTGACTACACTCCTGCACTCAACGCTAATCTTAACGTTGATGATACTGGTAATACATTTGCTGGTACGCTTATGGGTAAATTCAGAGTATACATTGACCCATATTCTGCAAACTTAACATCTGCAAACGGTGCTCCAACTGGTGGTAATCAGTACTACGTTGTTGGATACAAAGGTACTTCACCTTATGATGCAGGTCTGTTCTACTGTCCTTACGTTCCACTACAGATGGTTCGTGCGGTGGGTGAGAACTCCTTCCAGCCAAAAATTGGATTTAAGACTCGCTACGGCATTGTCGCAAACCCATTCGCTGAAGGCATCAACCAAGGTCAAGGTGGACTTAATGTTAACCAAAACCGTTACTACAGACGTGTTGCTGTTAAAAACCTTATGTAAGCGAGTTGCTTATATACTTTCAAAGACCTCCTTCGGGGGGTCTTTTTTTTGTCCTAAATACTGGTAGGAGACCTGTATGAACTAATGGCAACTGGAGGAAGAGATTCGCAGATAGAGAATAGAAATTTTCTTGCACCTGTAGGGTTTAAATTTAGTTTAAAAAGAAGTCCTGGTGTCGCATTTATGTGTAATCAGGCAAATATTCCTGATATAAATTTAGGACAAGCAGTTCAACCAACATACCTAAGAGACATTCCAACACCAGGTGATAAGGTTGATTTTGGTGATTTGACTTTAAGATTTTTAGTTGATGAAGATCTAAAAAACTTTATGGAAATTCAAAATTGGATAAGAGGATTAGGATTTCCAGAAAGCACTCAAGAGTTTAGAGACCTTCAAAAAGGTGGATTGTTGCAAGGAAGATATGTTCAAGACAAACAAAATGTTTATTCTGATGGAACACTTCAGATATTAACAAGTAATTTGGTAGCAAAGTTTAATGTCAATTTTAAAGATTTATTCCCTACAAGCTTGACAACTCTAACTTTTGATGCTACAGATACAGATATAGAATACTTTACAGCAGACGTATCTTTCAAGTATACTATATACGACCTAACTGATTTAAGTGGAACTGATTTATGAGTATTACTCTTGAGAAACTTCAAGAGATGTGGGAGAAAGATTCAAAAATAAATCCAGATGAACTTCATACGGAGTCATTAAATATCCCATCTCTACATGCAAAGTATTTTGAATTATATAATACAATTTTCTTATTAAGAAAGAAAGCAGAACAACAAAGAAAGAACATCCGTCATGAACGGTATGAATATTTTAGTGGAAAGTCAGATCCAGAAGTTTATATTGAGAATCCATTTCCAAAGAAGATAAGAGATAAAGATACTATGACCAAGTATCTCGATGCAGATGAAAAGTTATCTACATCAAATTTAAAGATAGATTATTATGATACGATGCTT